TTTTTCTCTGCAATCGTATCACGCAGGTCTTGAATATAATTCTGCTCGATCAAAGCTCTGGTTTTTTCGCCTTCGCAATGGGTAGCTTCCCTGTCCATGCATCCTTGTGCGATCACGTCTTTGTCGACTGCTCCAATCTCTTTACAGATGTGGAAATCTTGCTCCCAATTGCTTTCATCCTTGTATGTAGGCTGCACGCATGGGCCACATCCGCCGCCGAAAGCCGGATAAGGCGTAGCATAACCGTCATGATGGTTTCTGCCATCATCCTTGAATAGAACAAACAGGATGAGCAATACGATGATGATCAAACCGCAGCTTCCACCACCGAAGCCGCCGAAGCCATAGCCTCCACCGCCCATGATGTTTTCTTCTACGCTATTTTGAAATGCCATAATTTGGTACTCCTTTCATTTTTTATTTATGTCAAGGCTTTATGCCGTTTGACCATTATAATTTCGGATATTTGCCCGAATTAAAGCCATTGCTTGGCTTACTTTTCCGCTGACTAGAATCAGGCAAATCATTGGAACCAACTGAATTACCAATCTTGTCAATCATGGATTTCAAGGAGTTTTGCGACATACCTAATTTGCCAGCATATTTCCCATATTTGCCAAACATTGAATTTATAAAATTTTTGTCGACGCCGGCATTCTTTAAAGCTTCAATCCCTGCATCAGGGTTGTTCATCACTTGCGGAATCATTTTTTTTCCTTGTTGTATTGCGGATTTTATTTGATGTTGGCTTCTTCCCGTCATTTTCGCTATCGCTCCTGACTGTGTTTCTGCCAAGCCCAGTAGATTTTCTATCCATCCCATTTTCTGTAACTCCTTTCAATTCTTTGACCTCTGCGTTAAGTGCGCCGATTGCTTCCAACAATTGCTGATTGATCAATGCCTGCTGTTCGGCTTGCTCCTGCGCTAACCGCAACTGTTCGGCGGCTATCTCCTCTGGTGTCTTTTGTGGAACTATTTCCCCTAGCTCGACCAATTTGTTGAAGTAATTATCAATGACCTCCTGCATCTCACTTATCTGCTTTAAGAGCATGTTCTCACGCTCATTATCTATACCGACCTTGCTTGTAGCCCCTCGGTATCCTGCGTTATAAATATCGCCGCTTTCATTGATCATTCCGGTGAATACATTTTCTGCGCTGTATCTTGCGTAACTCTCTTCATATGCCATGAAAGACCTCCTATGTTTTTTTGATAACTTGCTCAGCTAAGACAAGATTTTCCAATGCCTTCAAATCATTTTTCGACTCGAAATAGTCATAAATCCCACGGGCATCTTTTTCGCTATGCCCTATATTTTCCAATATTTTAATTATCCATTCTTTATTCATAAGTTAATTTTATCGTTAAAACCGTGGGAAAACTTGCAAGCAAAATGCTTATAAAATGCACGTAATCCGCAATTTTTACGCAAAAAAATAAGGGCTACCCAAATTATCTTGGGTAACCCTAAATGACTTTCAATATTTTTTTTATGACCGCTTTTGACAGATTGCTCACGGTCCGTTCGGACACGTTCATCTTTAAGCTTATCTCTATGTTGCTTTTGCCTTTTGACCGCAAATTAAAATATTCCGATTCGTCCGGTAAAAAATTGCAATTTTCCTCGAAATATAGAATCTCGCTCTTGACGAACTCTGATATTTTTAAGCGTTTGCCCATTGCACCGCTCCAATCGTAATGATAATATCATTTCTTTTTTTTCTTGATGGCCATGCCTTTTGCGCCATTTTTCTTTTTCTTCATCTTAATTATTTGTTTTGCCATTATTTATATCACCATCTCTTCCTACGAAATTATTTGTTCCATCGTCTGATGTCTGCTCATAGCTGACAAAATCATACTGGGTGAATTTGTGAATCCAGTACGTGTTGGTTATCAGCAATGCCATGATCAGGGCTATGATGAGAATCCATAATTTTTTAATAGTATCTTTAGTGTGACAAAGAACTTCCGTTGCAAGGCTTATGTTATCTATCTTTTCCTCTACTTTTTCAATTTTATCGTCGATGTTCATCGAATCTCCTTATTTATGGTTTACGCTTTGGTATTGTTTGATTATGTTCATCTCGTAAGTGTTGATCAATCCGCTCATGGAGATACGAAACGTTGTCCTTGAATGATTTCTTCAACTCTTTGAGCGCATTGTCTGAATTTTCCTCCGTCTTATTTACTGCAGCTTTTATCTCTTCCAAATCGCCACGGATATATTTCATTTCTACTTTGATTTCCGTGGAAAAAGCCCCCCATCTCTCTCCTTCTTTTTCGTGGGTGGAGCCGCCACTTCTTGTCATGGAGATTACTGAAAGCAGGCAGCTGACGACTGCCACGATTAAAGTTATTGTGCCTGGGTCTATGCCTGATGCTAATATCATGCTATCACTTCCTATCTAGCCATCTGCCGGAATGCCTAAAATGTATTCCGGCAGATATGCTATTTTTATCTTAATTGAATTTTTTGAGCATTGACAGCATAGTATTTAACCCAACAATGCCATCCGCACTAAGTCCATTAGCCTTTTGATATGCCAGTGCCGCCGCCTTTGACTTTTTGCCAAAATAGCCGTCCGCATTTCCACAATTGTAACTTAAGTCATTAAGCATCTGTTGCACGACTTTTACATATGCGCCATAAGGCTCCACACCTCCATAATATGCCAGATTGTGCGCCGTAATAACCTTTTGCGTAGCTGGTCCGCATGACTTATCAATTATAAGGTTGGACTTATAGGAAGTGTTTAAGGCTGTCTGCACAAGCCCAACCCTGTTATTCTTTATATATGTAGTTCCTGCGCTTGCGGTCGTGCTGGAACCGCTTGTGACAGTGCTTGTCGTAGCTCCTGTTATAAGTGCCTTGAAATTAGTCCATTGAGAAGGTACCCGGACGAAGGGCTCCGGACAGCTCTTATGGGTCACGTCATAATGGCGTAAGACATTTGCGATCGGAATATTGTACTTATTCATCAAGTATTTGACCAATTCAGCCGTATTCTTTTGCGTTGTTTCGGGAATATAATATTTCCCATCTGAACCAATCCTGCTGCACATCTCAATGCCTATCGTATTGCTATTTCTTGCGTATGCGTGATAATATTTGCCTGATGTTCCGATATGCCATGCAATATTTTTATCATCCACTGATTGCCAAATGGATGTTTCATCAACAAAAAGATTTGCTGATGCACCCCTATAAGTGGACTTAAAATAGGCAGTGTTGTTATACGCCGTGTCTCCATTGTTTGCGGTGTAGTGCACGGCAATATATTTTACCCTTGAGATATTGCCGGCATTGTAGTTGATGACTGATAGATTTTTATTGATATTAAGCATCCTCTGTCACCATTCCTTCATGACCGTCAAAACCCATCATGTCTGGGTCTAGGCTATCTTGAAATGCCCTGATTTCCTTTGCCGTCATTTCATCGACGGATTTTTCGGGGGCGATTCCCTTCTTAAGTGCTTCACTTGAATATTTTTCCATTCTTATCCTCGCTTTCTTTGCATAAAAATAGAGCGGTTACTCGCTCTTGGGTTCCGTGTACGTAAGTGCCTGATCACTATCTGATACCCCGCTTGTCGTGGGGTCATTCAGCGCATTCCACACGCTTACAACGACTAGCGACAGCACATAGGGATTGCTTACCGCTCCTATTAACAGACTGCCTACGGCACCCCATGACGTCATATCTTGGGCCGTCAATCCGGCATAAGCCAAGATTGGCGTCAAAATCGCCAAGATCAGCTGAAAAATAAAAATTGGGTTTTTTAATCTCACTGGTAAATTTAGTTTCATGATTTTTCTCCTTTTCGTATTGGGTTTATTTATCATTATTTATACAAAAGTACCATCGGCTTTCATTATGTACCCTCCAGAACTTCTTGTGTTTAGCGTGGTTCCGGTCAAGGTGGCCGCACTGGTCATTTGATGAATTGCACCCCCATTATTTGCCATATATGCGATATTATTACCAGTTCCAGAATTATTGTTCGTGATAATTTTCCCATATGCACAGTATATCGCCCTATTTTTGTTTGAAAATACATTTCCGTTATTGACGAACACCAAACTAGTCGCATAAGCTCGGATTCCGTAGTTATCTGCGGTTGCAGAGCTTCCGGATGTTGCCGTATTATTATTAAGGACTACCCTCAAGGAACTATTATATTCAATTTGAAAACAAAAAGCCGTTCCTGTTGTCGCCCTTAATCCTTCCACGCTGAAATCCCTCAATGTATTTTCCCTTATTATCACATTAGACACGTTGTGGGTTGTTGCTCCAGATACTGATGCCCCAATTATGCTTATCGTGCCAACTCCCATAAACTTTTCTATTACTATTTCCCCTGAGTATGTTCCGGCATTTGCATTAATAATGACATTGTGGTTAATTACCTTCGGAAGTGAATCAATAGTTGCTTGTAACTCGCCAATATTGACCGTTAATTCAATGTCCTCCGTTGTGAAATTTTTTAAATAAAATATCTCCTTATCGATAATATCCATATTATTGTTAAAATCTGTTGGATCTGTAAAATCCGTGTCTGCCCACTTTCCTAGGTTTATATTTTCCGTATGCAATGAGGTTGCCATGCTTAATCACTCTCTCTTTCTATTAAATTTCTAAATTGTTGCGCCGTTAATCGCAATAATCGCCATTGCATGGCAGTGACTTG